ATCGGTTCCTCCGTAAATGTTGAATCCCGCGGCGTTCTTAGGCGGGTCGACTGCCGTAACTGTCATCAGATTCCCGTCCGTAATCAGGATCGACGATGCCGCCGACGCCGCTCCTTCCTGTCCCGCCTCATTCACCCACGCCACACTCGCATAGAATGTGCCTCCGCTCTGCGGCGCCGGACTTCCCGCCAGCAACGGCGGCCGCGCCTGCGGCAGCGGATCGGCGACCACACCCATCCCGATTGCGATGAAGCTTTCGCGCGCGTCCCCCGCGAGCTTGTTAAACTCCTGCCACTTTGCCTGATATCGGTCGACTAGTTGGCTGAAATAAGCATCCCGGTAAACCAACGCCAGACTGCGCATCGTTTCCCATCGCCTTAGTGGCGCCGTCGCAACGATCTGCCCGACTCGCAGTGCCGGCGGCCCCCACAGCATCCCGGCGCTCGGCTTCGGTTTATCCAGCCATAGCTGGAGTTCCGTCCCGATCTCCTCCTGGGCCAGCCGCAGCTTCGTCGCGACGTTGATGCCGTTAGTCTGCGCGATACCCAGCAGCCCGGAATCCTGGTCCGTCAGATCCTCGATCGTACAAACCGGCCCGTCCACGAACAACGCCATATTCAGCTCCGTTCTTTCGTCTTCCTGACTTCCTGTGCCGGCATCAGCATCACCTGTACTCGCCGCGCCGCCTCTTCCTGTTCATATTTCGATCTTGCCTCGCGATTGGTTTCGTGGAACTCGTTCGCTTCCTCGCTGGTTGCGACTCGCGACCTTCCTTCCGCTAAAAGCTTTGCCGCATTTGCCCGCGAAGCTTCGGTTCGCACCCCTTCCCTGCCCCCCTCCGAGGTCGCCAGACTGACCATCACGACATGCCCTTCCGGCAGCGTGGCCTCGGCGTCCCGGACTTTCTTGTAGTAACTTCTCAGATCCATCGCATCCTCCCTGTCAGCCTTCAAAAAATGCGGGGACCCCGACTGGCCCCCGCCGCGGCGCTTAGTCGTATGTTTAACTGTTCAGCTGCACCGCAAACTGGTTCCGCAGAATCCCACAGCCATAGAGCACGTCAACCGTGAACTGCTGTGCCAGCGTATTCGGCTGGTAACTCATCGTTACCCGCATACCGAAGTTACCCAGTTCGGCATATTCCGCGATGGCGCCCGTGCCCGGCAGCGGCTGCGGCAGGCGGCGAACCACCAGACCGATCGCGTCCTTGCAAAACGCGAGATTGTGCGTGTTCAAAGGAGTAGTGCCGGTCTTCTGCACATATTGCGAGCGAAAAACGTAAAAATCCTTGATCTTTCCGAACGTACCGTCGATCAGGGCCCGCAATCCGGCATCGCCCGCCTTTTGAAATTCGCTGAAACGCGGTATCTGACGCATTGCCGAATAAGTGTTACTGTCCACCACCAGATACTTTGGCTCGGAGCTTGGCACCTGTGCCTGGAACAAGGCAGTTTCCGCCGCGTCGATCACTGCTTCCGTCACTGGCGTGCCAGCCGTGCCCAACGGCGTATTGGCCGAAAAACCCGCATACAGATTCAGGAGGTCCCCCTCGATCCTTTCCGCAATCGCGACCACTGCGGGCTGCATATAAACTTTCAACAGATCGGGCACCGCCAGTACCTTGGTCACATCCGGTATCTGGAAGCTGGCTTCGGCATGAACATTCAGCACGATCTGGGCATTGCCGAGATTCACCGCCTGTAACTGCACCGCGTTTCCCTCGGCGATGTTATTGGCCACAAGCTGCGGCGCGATCGGCACGTTTACCGTGTCGCCCGCCTGCGCCAGGACCGGCTCATAATCGCGATTCACAAGGTTACCCATCACAAGGTTTCCCACCAGTGCGGGCAGAGCGTCTGCCGCGACCAGTTTGACGATCGCGTTTGCTACATTTGCTGACGTAATTGCTGGCATTTTTCTCCTTTTTCTCTAACTATCAACCGGCCTCACCGCAGCGTTTGAGACGCTACTCGTAAAATTTCCAGCCTGACCCGATCCAGTTCTTCCTTGCTCATCGACGGGCTGATCTTGTCCAGATCAATCGGGCCGCCGCCGACCTGAGTCGGGGCTTTCTGCGTTCCCGTTACTCCTGTCCCTCCGGCGATCCGCGCCGGCAGAAATTCCGGATTTTCCTGAACGAACTCCGCCAGGAAATCGCCGAGCGGCTGTTCCCCGCCCTCCCCTCGTGCCACGAGACGTCCATCCTCGCTGCGCACGATTTCGTCCTGCACCGCTTTGTAAGCCAAGTCCACTTTCGCCACGCCCAGCTTCTGCAGCTCGGTCCGGATACTGCCGCTTCGCTGCGCTTCGTCCGCCACGGCCCGGCTGCGCTTGTTCTCTTCCACAAGTTCGTTTACCCGCTTCTCGAGTTGCTCCCGCCGCCGCCGTTCTTCGTGCAGTTCTGTTTTGTACGCAGGCTCGCGCCGCGCCACGTCCTGCCGCATGTATTCGTCGACCGCCTGCTGCACGATCCCCTGTACATTCACTGCTTCGTCCATTACTTCCTCCACCTTCATTGAGGCTCCGATCCCGCCTTGTCGATCTCTGCCACGATCTGGTTCTTGATGTTCTGGCGCGCATCGCACAGGTACTTCAGCGCTACGCGTTTGAAGACCTGCCGCTTCAGCGTCGGCGACTCAATCCCCAGATTCAGCAGACTCTGCGCATCGGCGGCGTCCGCGCTGAAATCTGTTATGTCGAATTCGTCCAGTCCACTCACGCTTACCGCCAGGCCGTCCTGCCGCGCCGCCGCGATCGCACCCAATACGTTCTGTATCGATCCCTTCACCGTGTCTCCGTAGGCGCGCAGAATCTCCTGGGTAACGCTGAAATCCCACTGCTTGCTCAATCCCGATTCCTGCGCCCCGCTTGCGTCCCCCGCCTGTTGCAGCAAGTAGGAGACCCGGTAGATTTCGTCTTTCAGCCGCGTAAGATTGTCTGCCGCGATTTGATACACCTTGCCTTCCGGTTCCGCCCAGCCGAATCTGTCTTCCGGCCCGAGCTGAAAGTAATAGCTCTCCCCGGCGACCTGGTTGAATTCCCGATCCGAGTAGATGATCGGCATCGCGAATAACCCCATCGTCAGCGCCCATCCCAGCGCGTTTGACTTGTTGAAGTGCTCCAGTTGAAGCAGCGCGATTTTATTAGTCAGCCACAATCCCTCGCTCACTCGCACTTCAAACACCGGTACCCGCCCGATTCCGGCGAACCCGTGCCGCCCGCTGTCCACCAGGTCAATCGTGTTTGTCGGACTGCCTTCGCGCCGCTCGTAAATTTCAAAATTTTCGCGGTCGTAATAAATCCAGCGCGTCTCTCTTTTCCATCCGTAAGACTTTACGCTGTCCTGCTTCAGGCACGAAGTCCGGATTACCACCCAGTCGAGCTCGCCCTGGTCGCTGTGGCTCCAGTTGATCAGCTCATCGGCGTTGTAACTTACCAGGTAAGCGCGGCTTCGTCCCGAGGCGTCCTCGTCCGCCCGCGACCGTGCCGGGCCGTCCGCCCGCGGAAAATCGACTGCGATATACGACTTCCCGCAAACCAGCGCCTCCGTAATCTGTTGCTTGAAAAACTGCGTCAGCGTCGTTCCCCGCAGGTCGCAATTATCCACAAATCGCGCGAAAAACTCCTTTGCCCGGTCGTTCGTCCCCGCGAACTCGATCACCGGTTCCTGCCGTACCAGAGTCGCTGCGTACCAGTCGACGATCGACCCCAGATAGTTCTCGTAATACACGCGCGCCAGCCGCTCCGCGTAAATATCCCGCGGCTCCTTGTGCCGCGGTACAAGATACTCAATCGCATGCTCGCGGAATTGTTCGCCGCCCGCATACAGATCGCGGTAACGCCGCCACATACGCGACTTCGCGGTATAGTCCGGATGTTCCTGCTCGATATGCTGATTTGTCATCAAAACAGTGGCTCCCCGCGTTCTCCGACCGGACCACCCCGGCCTTCCTGCCAGATCAGATACCCGAGTGCGTCCGATAAGTGGGTCCGCTTTCGATCTTTTTCCTTGTCGATCTGCGTCGACTCCTCTCGATATGAAACCTGCTCGAAGTCGTCGATCAGTTCTCTGCACCGCGGATCCACATACAGCGAAATGTCGCCCTCGGCATTACAAAGTTTTGTGTTCACCATCCCCACCCGCTCCCGCACCGGCGGGTTTGCTTTCGGCACCCGGTAATCCGTCTTTGCCTTGCGCGATGCGAAATAGTCGCGGATGACTTTGTAGTCCGAATATCCCGTCGTCTGCATCGATCCCCCCGAGGCGTCCCCATAAACCACCACGCCTGACTCCGGGGCCCCGAAGCGTTTATCGAATTCTTCGCACGCCTGCCGGGTCGTGGCCCGCCGCAGCACGATCTCATCCAGCACTTTCACTTCGCCGTCGCGCCCCAGTTGCGCCACTACCGAACACATCGGATCCACGTTGAAATCCACTGCCCAGATCACCGGACGCGACTTGTCCGCTTCCACCGCCTGCACATTGTTGTCGCGGTTAAAGGCGTAGTACACCAGGCCGCCGCGCACGTTGAGATAGTCGCCAAGAACTTCCTGGCGATAGAAATTCTCGTCGTAACTTCCCCGCAGCCGTTCATAAAAATCCGGCACATGTTCCAGCAGATACCGATTCTCAAACGGTTTAGCCTGCACGGTCTCGTAACCTTCCACCGGGCCCTGGATAAACTTGCGGTACACCCAGTCGAAACCCTTGGGCGTCCACACCGCGAAACCGCAATGCTTCGTCGCCCGCGGATCGCGCAGTCGTCCTACCAAACGAAGCCACGCCTCTTCGTGCGAGTAAGTCAGTTCATCGAGCCCGAACCAAGCCAGATTAGTGCCGCGCAGCCGTTCGAAGTCGTCCACCGAGCGCAAGAGAATCCGCGATCCGGAGTCCTTCATGGTGAGCACATTCTCCGCTTTGTTCAATTCATAGGGAATGTCGTTATCCCGCAGCGTCTCGACCAGTGCCGCCAGCGTCGAATCCCGCAGCATCGGATAAGTGGGCGCGCCCACCAGCCCCGTCCGTCCTGGATTCACATAACTCATCCGAATCGCTTCCTGGCAGAGCGCGGCGCTCTTTCCCGATCCGATCGGCCCGGAGAAACCTTTGAACCGCGCCGTCGAAGCGTGAAACGCTTTCTGGCTCGGCAGGGGGCTGTATTTTATGGTCCGCTCGCGGGTTTCTCGCTGCAT